TGCGTGAAGGTGAAGGAAGGCAGAGCAGAGAAAACAGGGGCGTCTACGTGCCCAAATACGGCAGGCCTCCCCGAGGAGGGAAAGTTCCGCGTCTCCCGTTCGAGCCACCGCATAAGCCGGCCGTTGCTTGGGGGCAACTGGAGGGCGGTCTCCACTTCTTGTCGGTTAGCCCGCCACGAGCGTTGCACTGAAGGGGGTGGGTTCGCTATCGGCTGGGTCAGCTTGGGGGTTCCCGCCACCTTGAGTAGCTGCGGGAGGCAGTGCAGGGGCCCGAGGGAGCAGTTGTTCGCGCAGCCCTCTGACAGCACGCGGGCCATCATGGTGCAGCTGGTTGCAGCTCGGTGCGCCGTCGCGACGCGGAGCTGCATGCCCTGGTAGTACACCCGTGCGTAGTCCCCGCTCTCCTCGAGCTTCGCCAAGTCCTCCCACAGCTTGATTGCGGGGCTGATGGGGAGGGAGAAGGTGACGCTGAGGTTGTCCTTCGCGGATTGCGCCACCATGCCATCGTGGGGGAACGCAGCGGAGAGCTCCGTCATGAAGTCCCAGTGGCGCTCCTGCGGCAAAAGGAAGGCCGCTGCAGGAGCCAGATGGTAGTCGCTGAGGAAGGCGTAGTACTCTACGTCTTGCACTTCTGTGCCTCGGCCGCGTCTGCATCCGCCTTGTCTTCCTCGTCCCACTTCTGGCGCTCGAGCTGTCGGTGCTGTTCCAGCGCAGCGGTGAAGCAGTCGTGCAGAACGCCATAGCGGTGCTCCGTCAGTAGACCCTTCACATAAGCCAGGCGCCCGCGTAGGTGTGCGATGAGGGCCTCCGGGGTGGTGATGCTGTGCTTGAGCTTCGTGCGCGCCTTCTCTACCTGAGAGGCGAACCCGAGGGCGCGGCAGTTGTGGAGGACGGCTCGAAGCTGGCGGTACTGCTCTTGGGCCAGGTTGGCCTTCTCGTTCACTACTGCGCCGAGGACCACCTGCCTCTTCCAGTGAGGGGCTACACGGACCTTGTGGTGCCCCCACCCTGCGGCAGAGACAGCAGCGAGCACGGAGTCCTTGAAGCGGTCCGTGTCCTCCCGGTTCAGCAGCTGTGGGTGGCCCATGTAGACGTTGTCGGAGTAGCGCGTGTACTTCCACCCAGCCGCGTTCGCGAGCTCCAGGATGGATTGGTCCAGCTTCCAGTCCGCGATGCGGTTGGCGAGCGCGGGGCTGGCGACGGTGCCTTGGGGCATGAAGCGGCGCTTGCGGCTCGTCCCGGAGACGATGTCGGTCACGCAGCAGAGCTGGCCGATGATGTTGGCTGCCTGCCGCGGGAACCCGAGGTACTCGTAGTACGCGCGTATCCAGCTCAGACGAATCGACCCGAAGAAGTTCTTCAGGTCGAACGAGAGCAGGATCTTGCTCCCCGCCAAGAGGTGCGCGGTGTCGAGGGGCTTCACGCCCGGCTCGTAGGCCCGGACGTGGTCCCCGACGGGGATGGGCTTCACGTATGTCTCTGCGAGCACCTTCTGGATGTTGCGCAGACGCGGCTCGGGGATGTGGATCTGCCGTAGCGCCCCGCGCTTGCCAGCTCGGCCGCGTTTCAGGATGGCCGCCTTGCGGTACAGGGAGCCGGGTTCCCCGGCTGGAATGCGGCAGCCTCGGACGGCCCACCACAGTGCTTTGGGTCGTAGGCCCATGCCGTACGCCAGCGACACGTCATCTAGGACGATGGGTAGCTGGGGATGTACGGGCTGGAGATGCAGCAGCGCTAGCTGGCTACTGTCGTAGGTCGCCACTCTCGCCTTCTTCTGACAGGGGTGAAGGGACTCCGTCCTCAAACTCCTGGCAGCGCAGGAGGTACGTGGGACGGCCGATGAGACCGATCTGCCTCAGGCAGATGTCGTCGCCCAGGAAGCACTTGCCCTGGAGCATGTCGGTGATCTGCGGACACGCCATGCACACGGGCCGGATCTCCTCCCGGTACACCACCAATGCGGAGATGTCGGGGTTGAGTCGGTTCTGGATGGTGGGCAGATTTGACGACGCTCGAGACTTCCTCCACCCGAAAGCAGCCAGGTACCTGAGCTCTGCGGTGTGGTTGGGGGACGTAGGATTCGTGCTCAGTTGCGTCGTCTTTGGCTTGTCGGACTTCCCTCGCGAGACCCCGAGTGTGGTCGGGACCACTACGTCCCACTCCGTGTGGAGAGAGGCCAAGACGTCGTCTGGGAGTAGCTCCTGGACGGTGCGAACGGGGCTCTGGGGCGTCTTCTCGTGACGTCCGTTGACCTCCGCGCTGAGGTAGTCGATCCCTCGCGGGAGGATGCGTTCCCAGATCTTCGGATTCAGTCGCGTTCTCAAGTAGCTCGGGAACACGTTCTTGAACTGCTCCCGACGGGAGTAGTGGACCAGGTACAACTGGTCGAAGGGGATTCCACATCGTGCTGCCTTGGTGAGCTTCAAGTGGAACACCCGTGCGGTGGGGTCTGTCACTGAATTTGCACTACGTGACCGTAGCTGTGACCTTTCTCGTTGTTCTGGGGGACCGGAGGTTGGCCCCCCTTTGTGATCAGCCACACCAGTGGCCGGATACGGAGTAGTTCGACAGGTGGCAGGGGGGCGTAGCCATCTGTGGCGTAGATGACCGCGTCTGCACGGAGCTCGGCAGCGCGCCGAAACACAGGCTCGAAGCTCGTACCCCCGCGCCCGGTGAAGGTGCGCTCTGGGGGCGTGAATTCGTCGATGTCGTACTCCCGCCCGATGGCGGCGTCGCACTCTATGACGCGGATCTCCACGCCAGGAGCCGCCTTCTGGATGCCGACGAGCTCGCTGATGGAGTCCTTCAGGTCCCCGGCGCTCATACTCCCACTCGTGTCGATGGCGAAGATCAGGGTGTAGACCTTCTCTCGCACACGTCCTGGGTACGTACAGGCGTCCGGGTCTTCCAGGAGCCTGCGCTTCGGTCGCCGAGAGCTCCGGTTGCGCCGGGTCCGCAGCGTGTTCAGGAGCCACTGCTTCAGCAGTCGCTGCCACGGGACCGTGGGCGTCGAGAGCATGTCGTCGATGGCCTCCTTCAGAGACCCGGGGAGGGTGCCACGGCCCTTCTTCGTCTGCTCCTTGGCGTGGGACACAGCGTTGCGCGAGTCCCGCTCGGAGCGGCTCACGGCGGCCTTGAGTTGGTCGCCGGACATCTCCTCGATCTGCTTGCGCATCTCGGTGTCTTGCGCGGTGGGGGAGTGGGCCTTTCGGTACTGCTCGAGGAGCTCGGTGAGCTCTTCGTCCGACATCCCGTCTCCGCTGCCACCCTCCATCCCTCCCGGCAAGGTTCCGCACTCAGCCATGAATTGGAAGAGATTCTGGAAGGCACCATCTGCGTCCGACATGAGCTGGTTGAAGTACCACTCGTAGGCTTGCTTCGGGGGGAGCCCGCAGTCCGAGGGGTACACGCCCCCGAAGGAGTACTTACCCGTCTCGGGGTCCTTCTCTCCCATGTTCTTGATGTCGTCGACTTTGCAGTCGCCGTTGGAGACCATGAGGGAGTTGACTGCGTAGTCGCAGGCGATGTTGGAGATGGCGTAGAATTTACGCTTCTCGAGATCGGAGCACTCGGACAGGGCGTCGAAGAGCCGGATGGTCCGAGGGATGTGGTGCAGCACGATGTGGTACACCTCGTGGATCAGGATGGTCTTGATGTCCTTGACCGACAGCGTCGCTAGCGTATCGGGGTCGTACATCAAGACCAGCCGGCCTTCCGCGGTCACGGTGACCCCGGCGGTGCCCAGGCCGTAGACCTCCTCACGTATCAACGCACGAATGACGTGCGGGAAGAACGGTGAGGAGGAATCGTGGCCCGAGAGAAGGTAGGTTAGAACGCTCGGGAGCGTTGTCGTCGTCGTCGTTTTTTCCATCATTTCGTATATACTTGAGGTTGTAGGAGGACTCCGAATGGACCAGAACACCGACACCACGTTCGCCGTGCTTCGTGAGATCGTAGCGGAGCGGCCAGCTCTGGTCCCCCTCGTTAAGACGGCGGAGGTAGGGGCTACTGTGAGAGAGGCCCTGCCTCCGTCTGCGTTCGCAGATCCGGGCAGGATGCTCTACCCCATCCACAATCCGGCGCAAGCGCTGCTATCACGCGCGTACATCGAGAAGGAAGCCGGTGCACCAGAAGAGGTGTTCGACCGGATCAACAATGCACTGCAGGTGTACGGTGTCGGGCTCCCCGGGATGGAGTTTCGGAAGGTGGCGGAAGCGCACGAGCAGCCCGACTACCTGCTGCCGAACACGGAGCAGATGCCGGTCTTCTCGGACACGGACCTGAAGCTGGCGTTCGACGCGGTGTCGCGCAACCAGAAGAAGCTCGCGCCAGCAACGCTAGCAACGGCCGCAACCAAGCTCGTCAAGCACGCCGCGGCTCGCGGCGAGGATCTTCCTCTCGAGGCGTATCAGTGGGCGGGGTTGGCCCAGTGCGATCGGGACGTCGCTGCGGACTGGATCGAGGCTCGAGGGACTGCTGCCCGCCACAAGGAGGCGGGCATCGCTGCGTACAGCAAGGTGGCGGCGTTGGTACGGTCGCTTCCTTTTACCACAGAACGAGGTGATCTCACGAAGCTCGCCGAGGCGGTAGGCGACCTCGACGAGACCTTCGGCCTGACGCAGTTCTACGGGAAGTCCCTGCCCGATCCCCTCAAGACGATGTTCAACACCAAGATCGCCATGGGCGAGGTGGTCAACATCGGGGGCACTCCAGTGCCGATGGCGACGCTGGTGAAGCAGGGTCCGGACTTCTTCTCGGACGTTCTGGGCCCCGACATCGTGGAAGAGATCTCCAACGACGGGGTCATGGACCCGAGCAAGATCAAGGAGATCTTCCCGACCCTGCCCAGCGACATGAACAAGCTGCTCCTCAAGCAGCTCGACCTCGCAGGGTGTGATTGCGGCGACGGTAGCTGCGGCTGACGTGCTCCGCAACCGCGCCATAGAGCTCCTGACCGCACGCGACACCCTCGGCATCGTCCTGTCTCTCGCAGCGGATGAGCTCACCAGCGGTGCGCACGCAGCGTGGGAGACAGACACGTTGCTGCTCTTCCTCGAGGAGGAGGGTGCGCTCCCGGACGAGGAGCCTCGTGATCGGCTGCTGGCTGTGACTGCAGTGCGGGCGAATCCTGCGCACCTGTGGGACGCTCGCGTCTTCGAGAATCTGACGGAGACCCTCAACGGCCGCATTGCGGTCCCAGAGTCCGTCAACGGCATCGAGATTGGCGAGGCGTGCTGGACCGTCGCGGAGTCGCAGCTCATCGCCAAGCACTACGAGGACTGGAAGGGTGACCAGCCGTACGGAGACGAGACCGCTGCTTACGTTGCTGCGTTGTGTGCGTCGAACGGTCTGGTTCTCCTTCCCCCAGAGCTCTCCTTCGCGCAGGACGCGCTGGACACGCTGGTCCCGAAGGTGGGCCGCGAGGAGAAGCTAAAGGAGGACGTCCTCGCCCGACTGCGGAGTGCGACGCCCCCGCCGTATGACGAGGACGACGCAGTCTGCGTTCAGGCGAGGATTCTCCAGGAGGCGGGGCTCTACGTCAGCACGTTGCGGACTCTGCTGACCGAGCAGCTAGCCCTCGGCGGCGTCCGCCTCTAGGCTCATGGCCACCGAGGGGCTGGCCCACGGACAGGCCGGACACCCAAGGTAGGTCGCCAGTCCTGCCCCTCCTTTCAGGAGGGGAGAGTTGACTGCTACCTTGACGCGCACCACCTCAGCACCGCAGTTGGGACAGGGGCACCTGTCCTCCTCCGGCAGCCGCGCCCAAGAAGGGACGTCGGTGGGCTCTACTTTCGGGAGACCGTACTCCCTCAGCTCGTCACTCTCGGGGTCCACACTCCTGCCTTTCTACGCACCCACTTAGCAGGGTGACGCTGCGCCCACGCGGTCAGGAACCACGAGGGGAGGTTGCGGCGCACAGAGTGCACCAGGTAATCAACGGAGGCGTCCAGCACGTAAGTGACGCAGTAGTCGCGTCGGTGCCGGCACCCTCGTCCGTATGCCTGAATGAGCGCGTTGGTGGCCTGCGTTCCGTACCAGGCGTTGCCGTCGCTGAGGGCCTTGCGTGCCTGTACGCGCGTAGCTCCTAGGTTCGGGTAGGGCGCCTTCATGATGACCTGCGCTCGGACTCGGTTGTCCCGACCGTCTAGCCCCTCAGAACAGGAAGGGCTAGCGAGCCAGGAGTTCTCACTCCGGAAGAACTGGTCAATCAGCATGTCGACGGGTGCGCCACCACGCTCGTGCCAGATGATCCGGTCCGCCAGGTGCTTCGGCAGCAGCTCCTTCAAGTCGGCGCTGTTGCGGAAGGTGTGCGTGTGGAGGATCCCCTTGTGTTTCGCGTGCTCCGTGGTCATGAGGGTCTCGATGACCTTCGCCATCTTGGGGAGCGTGACGTCCCGTTGAGATCGGTTCATCTTGCCCACAGGCCTGTAGATCAGGGGGCGGCACTTCATGGAGAAGAGCGAGGGGACGTCCACGAAGAGGCGAACTTCTTCCTCGCGAATCCCGAGGTCGTTCAGGAACGGCCCCTTGTTGAGGGTGGCCGACATCAGCACAACTTCGTCCGCCGCGTTGAACAGGATGTTGTGCGCCAAGCGCCCCGGACGAACGGGCTGGAAGAGCACGCGGTCGGGGTTGCGCTCTTGCTCTACGGCCCAGGACTCCGGGTAGGCCCGGTACGAGGGAGCTAGAGCGAGCAGGGAGAGGAAGAGCTTGGCGGCCTTGATGGTCTTCTCCTCCTCGGACCCGGATGTCGGGATCGAGGCAGAGAGCGTGGCCATCGTCGGGGCGGCCTGTATGGCCGCGTAGAGCTGCTTGCGGACCTCCTGGACCAGCGTCTTCCGACGCAGGGCGTTGCCCTCGTCCATTGGGGGGATGTCCGTCCGGTCGTAGCCGAGCTCTTTGGCCACCAGAGGCAGGAGCTTCCGCTCGAGCCAGGCCACGACTGAGGTGGGCGGGTCCCCCTGCTTGGGCAGCGGGTAGAGGCGTGGGTGCTTCCCCCGTCGCAAGTACTGGACCGGCACCTCGAGGATGCTGACCAGTCGGTCGGGGAGGAGGTGAGCTTCGTCGATGACCATGAGGGGTCGCTTGGTGAAGAGTCCGCTGTAGTTGAAGTGCGCGTGGAAGCTGTTGAAGTTGCTCAGCGCAATGTCGGCTTCCGCGGCCTCCGCCTTGGCCATCTGGTACGGGCAGAGCATCGCGTCACCCGGAGTCTTCTCCGAGCAGTGCTTGGCGATGAACTTCTTGCCGTCGAGCTCGGGGTCCACCTTTCGCCCGGGTAGGTAGGCGATGCAATTCGTGCAGCTGTAGAAGTCGCCAGCGTCGCGGTCGATCTCCATGAGATTCGCGCTGGCCTGGCAGGTGTAGTGCCCTCGTCCCCAGAGGTTCCGCAGATTCATGTGGCTGAAGTCGGCCAGGTACTGCTGTTGCAGGAACCGGTGCGAGGCGAGCAGGTGCGTTTCCCCTGCTTGCCCCGCCAGGGTCATGGCGATGGCGCTCTTGCCACTGCCGGTCGGCATCCGGAGAATGATGAACTTGGCGTCGGGCTTGTCGATCCGAGCCTGCTCTATGAGGGCGAAGACCTCCCGCTGGTGGGGGTAGGGTGTCGCCTCCACCAGCGGGAAATTGTCTTCGAGACTCAATTACTGACCCTTGGCTGCGTCGTCGACCAGGGAGCTCTGCACGCTCTCGAGAGACCCGAGGATCTCCAAGAGGACGGGCTGGTACCCCTTGGACTGCTTGAGGAAGAGCTGGAGCTGATTGGTCCAGCGGCGCTCGTCGCGGCCTTCGGTGCTGCAAATTCCCTGGAAGATGACCACACGGAGCTCGTTGGGCAGGTCCTTCAGGAACTGCACGAGGTTGTTCGCCAGATCGGAGTTCGGCGTGGGCAGCGAGGAGCGCAACGTCGCGGTCACGTTGTCGCAGAGCGATGACAGGATGTCGAGGCGGCCCTGCTCGATCGCTTCGAGGCAGCGTTTCCGGACCTTGCTCTTCTTCTTGGCGTAGTTCTCGATGACCTCGCTCGGGTGGATGAGGATCTGGTTGTTCTCCATGAAGCGGAGGAACTCGTCCGAGGGGACGTCCCCAATCAGACCCGAGACGATGGGCTCGAGGGAGTTGATGTTGATGGAGCCGTCCTTATCAGTCTGGGACTTCAGGACATCGCTCACCTTCTCCCAGCTCGCGGGGGTTGCGTACACGAGGCCTGCCTCGCGTCGCTTGGTGTCGAGCAGCATCTCCCCGTTGGCCTGGATGTACTGGATGACGATGGAGTGGAGCTCGCGCTGCTCCGCGTACTTCAGCCACTCGGTCCGGTCTTCCCGGACGGCGATCCAGACGACGCGACGCCGAAGCGCAGGGTCGTTGGTCAGGGATGAAGTGGCGTACTCACCACCGGATGGGTTCATCGCCAAGGCGAGGCACCACTTGTCCCCGAAGTCCTTTCGGAAGGTGTCCATCATTGCGAAGGCCGCCGCTGCGGTCTCCGTACTGGCCCGGTTGAGCTCCTCGAGGACGATGACACCGCCTTTCGGGTACTTCTTGGGGAGGTCTGCGAGCTCCGAGCGCATCAGGTAGTCGTAGGCGGTTCCGTCCTCGCGGCGGAAGGCCAGACCCTGGATGTCCTCGGGCATGCAGGTCTGCAAGTACAGCCCCACGTAGCCGCCACCGCGGTCCTCCTCGCCCTCTTCTCGAAGACACTGGGTCTTGCCAATACCGGCGTGACCCACGAGGGCTGGGAACAGCCCTGCGTCGAACGCGATCTTGACTGCACGGCGTGCCTGCGCCACCGTGAGGGGGCTGACCCCCATTTCGTCCCAGAAGTTCTTCTGAGACTCGGACTTCTCTTGGTTGCTCATAAAATCCAAGCGTCGAGACGCCAGTTAGCGGAAACGCTTCTCTGGCTGGAAGGAGACCGTTTCAGTCTCCGTGACTACCCCATGTATGACGCTATCTACAGGGGAAGTTGGCGCCAGACGTTGATGAAGTGCGGGCGCCAAGTCGGGAAATCCGTCTCGGCTGCTGCGCACACGATCATCGACGCCGTAGCGCGACCATATTTTCGTACACTCTACGTCAGCCCTACGCTGAAACAGACGTCCGCCTTCTCGAATACGCGCGTAGCCAAAATGCTGCGGCACTCACCCAAGCTGAAGAACGTCTACCTAGACCCGTCCGCTCCGGACAACGTCTTTCTGAAGATTCTGGCTAACGGGTCCGAGCTCATCTTCTCGTATGCCTCGGACGACCCGGACCGAGCTCGCGGCTACTCTGCTGATCGCATCAACTTTGACGAGATCCAGGACATCCTCTACGACGAGGTCGTCCCGGTGGTGTCGGAGTGCGCTGCTAACTCGCCCTACGGGTACTTCGGGTTCACTGGGACCCCGAAGACGATGGAGAACACCATCGAGTTTCTCTGGTCGCAGTCGACGCGCGGCGAGTGGTGCGTCAAATGCGAGGGGTGTGGGTCCTACTCCTACTACGTGAGCGACGACGGCGTCGGCAAGAAGGGCGTTGAGTGCCTCAAGTGCCGCAAGTACGTCAACGTCCGCAACGGGATCTGGGTGGACATGAATCCCATCCCCCCAGGTACAGACCCGGCTTCTCCGGACGCGGACCGCATCAAAGGGTTCCACATCCCGCAGCTGATCCTGCCTCTGAATTCGGAGCGAGCTGACCGCTGGTCTAGGATTCTCACCAAGCACGAGAAGTACACACCCTCGGACTTCAAGAACGAGGTCATGGGCGTGTCGGACTCCATCGGTGCGCGGCTCATCTCGTTGGACGAGCTCCAGGCTTGTTGCGAGGAGCACACACTGGACACGGCTCCCTCCACGGCGGTGACTCCACCGACAGCGAAGAGCATCGTCCACGTCGTAGGCGGCGTGGACTGGTCCGGGGGCGGCAGCGCTGGGCACTCCCGCACCGTTGCGTGGATCTGGGGAATCGATAGTGGTGGGCGGCACCACTCGCTGTGGTACCGCATCTTCCCCGTGGTGAATCCCGTCGACACGGTCGACGAGATCGCTCGAGTCTTCTCGCTCTACAACGTGAGCCTGGCGTTCGGCGATGCGGGTGAGGGGCACCTCGGCAACAACCTGCTCATCAAGAAGCTGGGTCCCCAGCGCGTCTGGCAAGTGCAGTACGGGAGCGCGGAGGGTTCGGGAAGCCACCTGAAGTGGAACGGGAAGGACCGCTACATGGCGGACCGAACCACCATGATCGACAACTTCCTCTACAACGCCAAGACGGGACTGTACCGGTACCCCAACCACAAGCAGTCGGCTCCGGTGTTCGCGGACATGCTCTCCGTTTACGAGGAGCGTACACGTACGGGGAAGCGCGTGTGGCGGCATCCCCCGTCCGTCCCGGACGATGCTCTGCATGCGCAGATCTTTGCGTGGCTGGCGGGCAAGGTCCGTCGTAACGACTTGTCCTTCTACAACCAGGACTCAGATTCTAGCCTAGTGGCGTAGTGGTACGATTTCGCCGCAGCCTGCAGCTCTTCGCAGCCCAGTTTCAGTTGCGAGCAGGAGCGAGTGCACCCGAGCGACGCACTCGGAACTGAGCAGTTACTACGAGCTCGTGACGAGCTCTGCTAGTTTGTTAGTGCTACCACCACGTGAGGGACACGATTTCACCACATCCCGCGGGCGCCTCTCCGGAGGTACCGACGAGGACTCCAGCTGACACGCTGGCCCGCACGAGCTCCAGGGGGGCCTGGCCCCGGGAATTACTGTGAGAGCGGTGCGCTCTCGGCTTCCATTTTGCTTCTGTCCCATCGGTGAGACTCACTAGGCGCGGGTCTCGAGATCTTCTTCTTGTGCCAGAAAATCGGCTCGGTGTTTCTTGAGGTACTCGCCCAGCTCCATCTTCTCTCCGTACGAAGGCCCGACGTCCACGTCGTAGGGCATGCCCACTGGCATGTCGGGGAAGGCCTCCGTGATGTGGTCGTCGATGCGCAGCTTCAGGAATGCCGTCAGCTGAGGGAGCAGACGCCTTGGCATCTCCAGGCACATCGAGTCGTGCACGGTGAGCAGCAGGCGAGCGCAGATCTCTCTGCGGAACTTCCCGATGTTGAGCATGCACGACATGACGATGTCGCTGCAGTAGGACTGCACCAGGAAGTTGACGCCCTGGCGCTCGTTGCGGCCCTGCATCCAGCGACCGATACGAGCCATGGGGAACCTGCGGAACCGTCCGTATGGAGTGGACACTCGGAGCTTCTTAGCGATCTCGCGGTGCGTGTCCTGGATGTACTTCCGGATGAGAGGGAAGCGGGTCATCAGCTTGTCGATGATGATCTGCGCCTCCCGTTCGTCGACGCCAATCTGCTCCCCGATAGTGGTGGCTCCGGCTCCGTAGATGGTACCGAAGACCACACGCTTCGTAGCGTCGCGCAGGTCGGCCATCTCCGACCCCTTGACCTTCCTCCCGGTGTCCACAGCTTTGTAGTCGAGACCGTGGATCTCCGCAGTCATCCAGGAGTGCATGTCCTGCCCCCCGTTGAGCGCAGCAAGGAGAGCGGGGTCCTGCGCGTAGCGACACAACACCCGGACCTCAGCGCCCGCGAAGTCTAGGTCGACCCAGATGAGCTCGTCGCCTTGCACCCAGCCGTACTTGGCGGCCACGGCCAGGGCTTTGCGGGTGGCCCACCACTCGAGTTGGTGGATGGGCGTAGGGATGAAAGCCTTCTTGATGTTGATGCTGCCCAGCATGTAGGGCACGTTCTGAAGGTTGGGCGTTGCTGACGAAGACCGCCCCGTGGCCGTTCCATTGATGTGGATGTACCCGTGGATGCACCCATCGATGGAGGACAGCTTCAAGTACGCCTTGATGTAGGTGTTGTTGGCCTTGCCGAGCTGCCTCCAGTCCAGGAGGTCTCGGGCGATGTCGTAGCCCTTCTCGATGTACTCAGCCAAGACGTCCTTCGACATCGAGGCCTGCCCCGTATCCGTGCGCTTGACGACGGGCAGCCCGTACATCCCGATGAGGATGTTGCCGAGCGTCTCTGGGTTGTTGAGCTTCACGTCCTCGTTCAGAGGCAGCCCTACATCGTTGAAGAGCTTCTCCCGTATGGAGAGGGCGAGCCGCGACACCTCGGCGCTGATCTCGGTCTCCAGGCTTTCGAGGTAGGTCCGGTCTACGTACACGCCCTCGGCCTGCATCTCGGACAGCAGTTCCGTCAGCGGCAGGTAGTGCCGAGTCATGAGGGTCAACAGGATTGGTCGAAAGCCTGCCTGACCGGGCGGATCCTCTTTGTACGCGCGTAGTCGCTGCTGTCGGGAGATCCTCTTGGTCACGTCTGCGTCGATAGCTGCGTAGACCGACAGGACCGGGACCTTCAGGTCCTCATAGGTCGCCGTGCCTTCGCCGTCGGAGCGCTTGATGCTGTTGTGCTTCTGGTGCTCAACCCCGTACTTCCGGACCTTGCGGTCGAAGTCTTTCTGGAGGGCCTTCTCGTCCTTGAGGAGCCGGGTCAGCGCCTTCGTGCTCTGAGACAGCGACGCCTTGCGGGCCCTGAAGGTCTTGGAGTCCATGTCCGGGTACGCCTTGCGCGTGTACCCACGCCACAGGCCTCGGTAGTAGTCCCGGTCCTTCTCTATGAGATCCGAGCGCTCTGCAAAGGCCGTAGACGGATCTAGGGTGACCAGATGATCTTCCTCTAGGAAGACCTCCAGCCCCAGCGGGGCTCGGCGCGCGGGGGCTGCCAGCCCTTCAAGGAGCTCGGCGGTCTCTGCATACGACGCTTCCTCGAACTCCCTGTCGAGGGCTGCCTCGTATCCGGAGAACTCGGGCAAGTAGTCGGCGACCACGACTTTCAGTCCGTAGAAGCCCTTCTTGTCCTCGTCCAGGAGGTGCTCGCCTAGCAGCCCGTCCCACTTGGTATTGGCGATTCCGCTGACCTCGAGGATTTCCTCTAGGGTCTTCCCTACGATGCTCTCGAGGCGTTCCCGGTAGCCGGGGTCCTCGCACAGCTCCCGCAACGCGGGCATCAAGCTGCAGATGAACATCTGCAAGTCGAACTTATAGTTCCACCACGTCTTTGGGTGGGCAGACATCGTGATCTTCAGAACGTAGGGCAGCGCCTCCGTCCAGTCGTACGGGCTCTCCCGGTGGTTCAGGAGGATGGCGCATGCCTTGTTGGTGTCCACGGACGCGGAGAACATGATGATGCGGGCGCCCGTGGACCACGGGATCTTGGTGTTGGTCTCCGTGTCGAGGGCCATCAACGTGTTGTCGAGGGTCTTGCCCTCCTGCGTATAAGTCGCGTACTCCTCGGCTATGGCCGCGACTTCCTCGATCGTTTGCGGCATCTCGTAGAGCTCGCTGAGCTCCTCGAGGTTGATGGTGTGAGCGATCCCGGCGACCTCTTTGGCAGCGCGGGCGATGTCGTTCTTGAGGACGCTGTAGAGGCCCGCATCCTCCTTCTTCAGGAGGGCCACCGGGCTCACCGTGGGCACTACCGGGAACTGCTTCCCACCTACTACCACCGAGAGCGTGGATCCCCTGAGGGTCTTCACGCCTCCGGTGATGCCGAGGCCGCGGAACGCCAGGTTCCCCATCGCCACGATGACGTCGGGGTTCAGCTGAAGAATGGTGTGCCGCGTGTAGGCCACGGCGCACTGGTTACTGATTTTGCTGTTGGGCTTGGTCTCTGTCGCGCACTGGATGGCGTACAGGTACGTGCGCTGCGTGAGCGCGGTTCGCATCGGCTTGTCGAAGACGCCGATGGTCGGGGTGCGCGCTTCCTCGCCAACCAGGTCAGCCACGATCTTCGTGACGATGGAGCTGGCTCGGTCGGTGAAGTTCTTCCCCCGTATCCGGCCACCCCAGCTAGCAGGACGACCGAATAGGAAGAGTATTTTGGGGGTGGAGCTCCCTACGAAACCGTTGCACATGGGCTGTTCGTATAGGGGGCAACCCACACACCCAGAGGGTTTGACGGAGGTCACGAAGTAGGAGCATCCCAATCGCTGAGCATTGAAGTTACGTCGAAGACGGTGATGTCCGTGAGGCTCACGCCCACCTTGAGGTGAGCTTTGATGCCCCCAGGCATACGTCGGAGCACGCGGGGTTTCACCACGATGGAGGTCCCTGCTTCAGCGAGTTGCTTCAACCGGGACGCCGTTTCCTTCCGGTACTGCGGAACGTTCTTCAGAACGCCGTGCAGCGCGTCGGTCCACAGGACAATGAGCCAGTGGTGCTTCTCGAGAGACTCGGGGTCCGGGTTGAAGGCAGCGTAGTAGACGCCGCATTCAGCCTCGTTCAGGAGAGAGCGCTCCATCGGGTCCGAGAGGAGAGATCGAACGTTGGTGTGCCTGGTCTCTGTGCCGGGCTTCGTGTACTGGAGCTGCGCGGAGAGGATGTGCTCGAGGAGCGACCTCTCGTGCGAGGTCTGAACGACCTGCTTCAGCATCGAGGCCTTGCGCTTGACGAAGCGCATCACAAACTCGTGAGGGTCCCGCCCCAGCAGCGACATCAGCGCTGCGGGGATGAGCACCCCGTCCAAGTACCGACTCGGGACCTGGACACCTGCGTGCTCCGAGAGATTGTGCATGATCTCGTGGTTGGCGTAGATGCCGCGCAGCCACGAGATCTCCTGCAGGAGGGCGGGGACCTTTCGGAACATGCCCAGCGTGATGGCGCGCCGGGCTTGCTTGAACTCGTCGAGTGTGAAGAGTTTCTCCATCGTCGTCTTCGGGTTGGGGTGGCCCTCGACGATGTCCGTCTTGACCTGCACGAACCGGCTCACGTCGGCTGCGTCGCGCAGGTACTGAATGGCCGCGGTCCAGATTTGGCACCGCAGGATGTACTCTGTGGCCTCCACGCTGTCCATGTTGCCGCGCAGGATGCGGGCTTCCGGGTTCGAGGTGAGTCCTCTGATGTCTCGGAGGATGCCGCGTACGCTGGCACTGTGCGTGTCCGACCCCTGGTCCTCGAATTCGTCGAGCACCGCTCCTAGCGAGCAGTTGTTCATCTCCTTGCGAAACCCGGCCACGGTGTAGCTGTCCATGGTGAACGCGGCCTCGAGGAGTCGGGTGGGCCCCGTCCCCGCCAGCAGCGCCAGCAGCGAACTCTTCCCGGACCCACGAGGCCCGTTGAGCATCGTGTACAGCTGCCGCGGCAATGCCGAGCAGACCGGGTTGATCATGATCGCTGCCGCTAGGTACTCCGCGTCCTCGTGCTGGTGCTTGAAGCGCCAGCCTGCGTTGAGCACGCGACAGATGAAGGCGAAGGTTCCTGGTAGATCCGCTCCCAGACCCTCATTCAGGTCGTCCAAGCAGGTGAGCTCTCGGCTCCACTCCTTGCGGCTCATGTTGAAGATGTACGACCCGATTTGGGGGCCGTCCAGCACTCTCCACGCCACCACCCCGCCTTCCTCGGGTATGCCGAGGTATACGTCGTGGCCGTTGACAATGACCCACCTCTTCTCGAAGACCTTGCCCACCCGCACGTCGATGTAGTGGCACCCAGCCTTGAGCTCGCGGCGGTCCTTCATTGCGGGCAGTGACCGAATCATCCGCGTGAGCGCTATGTCCACGTAGCGTTTGATGGTCACCTCTTGGTCGATGTACTTCACGGGAGCCTGGACCATCCCAGAATTCCCGCGCACCGACTTGAAGGAGATCCACGTAGGAATCCCGACGTGGACCTTCGCCCAATCCACGAACGTGCCAAGGTCCGCAGACAGCGTCGAGAACAGGTCGGAGGGGCGCGCGATGTGTGCTCGCCGAAGCGTCCGCTTGTCCTTGTGCCAGAAGGTGATTAGCAGCCCCGCGTTCGAGGGTGCGGTACCCAGGAACGAGTAGTGCTGCTGCAGCGCGAAGACCAGGCGCTGGATGAACCCCTCTTCGTCATCGTCCTTTCCTACGATGAGCGCCAGCAGGTCCGCGGGGCTGAGCCCCGTGAATGCCACGACGGAGTCGATGTACGCCTTTTGCTCAGCCGGATCGGTGAGGCAGCTGCCCACCGTAGCCGCGGCAGTCTTCAGAGCTCGAACGTCCTCGAAGTCGGCTCCCTCCAGCTCCCGCTGCAGACGCAACGTGGCCCACACGTGAGGCAGGATGAAGTGCAACCTCTTGTTGGTGTCGGGGTCGCGGTCAGAGACCGCCTTCAACCAGGCATCCCAACCGTGCTGCTTGATAGCGTCGTCGGGGTCCTTGGCCTTGATAGCTGCGGGCCAGGAGAAGATGCCAGCAGGCATGTTGGTGTGCTCGAGCCAGTTGCCCGCCACCTCGTCGCCCCCGTGGTCCGGAGAGTCCGGTACGAGGAGGACGCGGTCGATGCCGAACTCCTCCAGGTCATCCAGGTGCAGGTCGGTGTTGCCGCCCGTGCAGAGCACGATGTCGTAGGGCCGCTTGTCCTTCAGCTGCCCCATCATGTTCGTCAGGACGTCGAACTCCCCCTCTAGAATCAGCGCCTCCTGCACCTCGGCAGGTCCGCGCAAGCTGGCCCGATAGAAGCGCAGGCCGTAGACCCCGATGGGGTCCCCGTTGGGGTTCTTGACGTAGGAGATATCCCGGGACCCATCGGGGCGCAGGAAGTCAGCGCGAATCTTGAACCCCCCGATGGTGTTCGGGGTGTCGTTGTACGGGAAGATGAGGCTCCCGATGTACGAGGGGGTCATGTACGGCTTCAGGTAGTCGTAGGCGTGCTTGGCCAGGTCTGCCCCGATGAGCTCCGTGAAGTGTGCCAGGGGCGGGAGCACTCCCAAAGGGAGGTACCCGAGTAGCTTGGCCTGCGCGGGAATCCCTCTGGATTCGAGGTACTTCAGCGCGGGGAAGAAGATGGCGTACTTACTACTCTCGTTCTTGGCGTGGTAGGGCTCCACAGCCTTGAGCAGACTCTCCTTCGCCGCCTTGTAGATGAGCGACCTGACCTTGCCGAGTTGCTCCCTGGTAGTGAGCTCCTCGTCGAGGGCCTTCGGGAACCCGGAGATGTTGTGCCGAGTCTTGAGGTGCTGGAGAGCCTGCACCCAAGAGAAGCCGCCCATGTCTGCGACGAACCGGATGGGGTTCGACACGAAGCGCTTGCAGCCGTAGCACTTGGCGTACCCCTTGTCGGGGTACACCCAGAAGGAAGGTGTACTGTCGGAGTGCTCGGGGTACGGGCACTTGCCCAGCAGGTTGCCTCCACGGATGGAGAACTCGCTGCTGGCTGTGAGCTCGAGCAGGAGGGAGCGCCAAGCCTCTGGCTTGAGCTCCTTCCACACCCGCCTGAACTGGTTCCCCGAGAAACTCTGACGGCGAGAGAGGCGTGCCATCAGTTCTACTGCTTAGCTGGGCAGATCTTCTGGTACGGGCACCAGTCGCAGTGACGACCTTCTCCTGGATCCGTCAGCGTCGTCCGCGTTGCTGCCTCTTCCAGGAACCCCGGCGTGGAGCTGTCCTTGTCGTCTTCGCGGCGGTACGGATCTGCCCAGATGAAGGCACCGTCCTGCGCCGAGAAGAGGCCCGCCCGCACTACCTTGGCTTCCGGGTACAGCGCGAAGGCGCCGTGGGCGTAGGCGTTGAGCTGGTCCTGGGACCAGCGCAGTGACGCAGAGCCGGTCTTCAGGTCGAGGACCGCCACGCTCTCCTTGCTGACCGACACGAGCTGACGGTCGACCTTCCAGCGAAAGAACGCGTCGTCGCTCCAGTAATCGGAGGGCTTCCCGTCCGCGGTGAAGGCGAGCTCCCCCTCGATGAGGTCTTCCCCGATGTTCTGGGTCGACTTGAACTTCTCGACCCGCTCGAGGAACTCGTCGACGCCTTCGATGATGAAGCCCAGCTTCTCTTGCTCCGTGCTGGAGAGCCGGTTCTTGCGCGTCACCTGACGCAGGACCATCTTGGCGGGCTTGTTCTTCGCCACTCCTTCTGCGTACGAGTGAGCAGCGCTGCCGATGCGGAGCGGAGCGTCGTCGAGCTCTACGACCGTCGCCCCGCTGGGCTTGACCCTTTCCACGTACTGGAAGTGGTACTTCTGCGGACACTTCATAGCGGTATCCGCCTTGGTGACGGACCAAGGCGCCCCCTGTAGGGCGAGGTTCGAGTACTTATGCACGCTTAGGCTTACTCCAAGTAAAAGAAGGAGGGGGCGCAGCGATGCGCGCCACCCCCCTCAGAGGGGACTTACATGTCCCCGAAGTCGGGCTCGTCGTCGGAAGCCGGGGAGGCCTCGACTGTGATGGTGGACGACTCGACGCCACCCTCGGCGGGGACGTCGGGGAGTTCCCCCTTCGTACGCGCGTAGAACTCCTCGAGGAACGACTTGCGCGCCTCCGCGAGGTGGATGGTCACGTACTTGGCCACTTCCTGGACATCGTTGGTGGGCGCCTCTGCGGACGCCGCGATGTCGTAGATGAAGAAGGAGCCCTTCTTGTTCTGCCGCCCCTCGGACGACAGCTTGAACTGCCGCGCCCACAGGGCGGTCTGGGAGCGCAGGAAGCGCCCCAGGGTCCGGCCCGTCTTGAACGACGAACCGGCGAAGCGGACGGTGTAGAGCGCCAGGGTGTCCGTGAGGACGATGGCGTTCATCACGTTCCCACACGCCTGCTTCTCGTTGTTGCGCCAGGGCAGGTCAGGGCAGTCCTTGCACAGGAGGTTGATGCTCCCGAGCTTGGCGTCCGGGGACTGGCACTCGATGTCGCGCCCGCCGCCCTCGTCCCACTTGATGTGGGACTTCCACAGCGCGACCGGGACGATCGACAAGGGCGAAGACAGGAGGTCCCCACTGGTGGTGTAGAAGTCGCCCTCCTTGGCTTCCTCCGGGCACCCCGGGTCGGAAGTCATCTTCTGCTTGATCTTGATGACCGGCAGCTGGAGGGGCGAGTAGCCCTCGTCGTCGACATCCATCCCCACCGGCCCGGAGGGGGCGATGCTCCCCGATTCCCCACCGCCGAAGCGGGAGAGGAGGGTCTCCAGCATCTCCTGCTGGACCTCGGTGAGGTTGTCGAGGGCGAAGAGGGCTTCCTGGGAAGGTGCCTGTAGTTCTGTAGACATGTCTGCTTTCGTGAACAGCCGGGGCCTTGTAAGGTTAGCTGCTCAAATTAGGTGTGACGTCGCTTTTGTGAACACTTCTGATCCGGTCATCAAGGCATACTACGACGCCCTGAGTAGGGTACGAACGTACTCCCCCGAGGAGGAGCGTAAACTCTTTCGAGAGTACAAGGAAACGGGGTCGTCGGTCCTCCGGGATTTGCTGGTGGAGAGCTGTCTAAAGCTTGTTTTCAGCTTAGCCCGTAGGTACTGGATGGACAAGAATCCCGACACCTTGAAGGCACTTATTTCCGCAGGAAACGTGGGCCTTGTAGAGGCAGTAGACAAGTTCGATCCTGAGCGAGGAACGCGGTTCGCGTCGTACGCAGCCTTCTGGATCTTGATGCACATGCGAACGGAGCTCACGTGTCTCCACGAGGTAGTGACCCCCTCGTCACGTGAGAAGAAGTACCGGATGCAGTCCGCAGCCACACGAGCCGCGCGGGGTGAGAAGGTCACGTCGGCCGATAGCCGGTACTACTCATTGTCCGCGGGTCCGGAAGACTTTAGCCTGGGGCTGCCATCGTCGGACCTGACAGGAGCGTCAGGCCTTCGTTCAGCGCGTGAGGAGCTTCGATCCGTGCAGGACGCTCGAGCTCTATACAGCCGCTGGTTCCGCTTTTTGACTGTGCGGGAACAGTTCATCCTACGCGCGTACTTCGGCCTCATCAACGATGGCGACGGACTGCGCTTGCGCCAGGTAGCGGGCTACCTGGGCCTCAGTAGTGAGCGGGTGCGGCAGCTGAAGTCGGTGGCGCTGAAGAAGCTTCGGCGTTGGATGGCGTACGACGAAATCAAGGGGTTTGAGGACGTCTTCTGAATAGGGACCCCCAGCGCAGCAACTCTTCGCTGCGCTGGGGGAAGCGAGTGCCTCCTAGGCGTCGTCGGCGGAGGTGGTCTTCGCTGACGTCGCCGCGTTGATGCGCTCGATGGCCTCGTCCGCGGAGAGCTCGGAGGTTGCGGCCTCGTCACCTTCCGCATCGGTGCCTTCGGGCGTGGCGTCCTTGGATTCGGCGCTAGCGGCCTTGTCCTCGGCTGCCTCTTCCTCCGCGGGGGCCTCTGCCTCGGTGGAGGAGATCTCCGCATCGTAGAGCACCCAGGAGAGGGCCGAGATGTAGGCCTCGATCTCCACCTTCCCGACGTCGTCTGCCTCCGCCAGGGTGGTGCGGTAGGCCTCCACCTCGGCGACGATCTCGACTGCGGGTCGGGTCGGGTACTTGGTCTTGGAACTGGAGTCGTCCGAAGCAGCGGAGGCTGAGGACGTGTCCTTGCCTCCCTTGCTGCCTGTCTTCTTCCGGCTCCGCTTGGGCGGCGGGGCCCCCGCGTCCACGGCCTTCTCGACCGCCTCTTCTGCGAGGCGGTCGATGGCACGCGTTGCGAGGTCCTCCGTCACCGCCTTCTCCGTGACTTCACGCTGCAGCTCCTCGTTGGGAATCCGGAGAATGCTGCGGGCGTGCGTCGCGGTGATCTCGTTCTTGGCGAGGGCTTCCTGGAGAAACTCGGGGGCCGACAGCAGCTTGAGGCGCTGCTTGACCGCGAGCTCACCGAGTCCCAGCTTGCCCTGGATCTCCTCCATCTCGACGTTGTTGTCGAGGAGGAACTGGATCTCCTTCGCCTGCTCGTACGGAGTCCACGTCTTCTGTGACGTGTTGATCGCGAAGAGAACCTCGCTTCGCTCCGTGTCGGACATCTCGGGGTCGAGGACCTGCACCTTGATGCGGCGGAGGTCCTGCCCCTTGTCGGAGTGAGTGACGCCTTCGGAGACCAGCTCCGTGATGGCGCGGAGCCGGCGGTAGCCGTTCTCGAGAACGTACTTGTGGCCGGACTCCTCGTCCTCCTCGATCTCGGAGACGTGGATGCGCCCCCAGAGGCCCAGGCCCTTGATGCGGGCCTTGAGCTCCTCGATGTCGCCGTAGTCCTCCCGGGAGTTACCCTCGGGGTCCACGTAGAGTTCGGAGAGAAGAACGTCCGTTTCCGTAAAGCTCAATTGAGTGCTCCTTGCTGTGGGTTGCCGTCGTTGTTGTCGTCGGCGTGTTGCATGTCCCGTCGGACGAGGATGCGTCGTAGCGTTCGGATCGTCGCTTTGAACGCGGCGACTCCGAGCTTGAATCTCGGGTTTCTACTCCGAGCTGCGAGCAGGCTACCTACATCTGCTGCGACTTCAAGTGTGTCGAGCAGGCGCAGGGCCTTGTTGGCGTCAGACGCCTCCGATGTCCGAAGAGCTCGTTCGACTGGGATGTCGACCCGGGTTGGGTCGACGAAGGGCAAAGATTCCAACCAGAATCTCCCGCTGTGAAAGGCCTGGACTTCCTCAGCGGCCTCGGCATTCCGCCCAGTGCGAGCAGAATTTCTCGGTGCACCACCACTCCTCTGGGGAAGCGAGTGGGAAAGCGCCCCGACTGATGTTTTCAGCTACGTTGCGTACGAGCGTGCCTGCCCAGGCCATATCACCCTGGGTGAGCGTCGCGCGTACCGGGTGAACCTCGGTACCGGCCTTCTTGTTGACGACTGCGTCAAACCCGACGGTTGGGATGCCCGTCACAGCTGAGTAGATAGTCAGTTGCAGGGAGTTTTTGGCTTCCCGCTCCGACTTCTTCCTCTTGGTTATCTTCAGGTCGACTACCGTCTTGATGCCGGTTCCGACGTCGATCAGGTCAATGATCCCCTTGACGCGGATGCCGTTCAGGCGTTGGTCGAAGCTCTCTTCGATGGCGAGGGGGACGATCTCTGGCGCCCTGATTCGGTGCCAGGCTTCGTACGCCTTGCGAACACGAGTTACGTACTCGTCCTCGCTGACGTCCTTCTCGTCCCCCACCAGCTCAGTGCCCTCCAGGATACCCACAGTTATCCCGGGAGCCTCGTCGAGTCCTTCTTCCAGAGTGCGGAGCTTGCCCGTTCGGACGAGCTCCCGCAGAGTGTTCTCCACTAGCGAGTGGACCGATCGGCCTACGGAAGTAGCTGCGTTGCCCTTCCAGCGGTGCCCGTCCACGTACGTTCGACGGTAGTCCTCGCCGCAACGCAAGTACTTCGCCACCCGGCTGTTCGACAGGTAGTCGTCCGGGATGATCAGCTCAGAGGGACGGGGGCCAGCTGGCTCCTCCTCGTCCCCCAGGTCAAGTCCAATGGGGCTCACTCTGCGCCCTCCTCTTCAGGAAAGTAGGTAGCGCGGACCTCCTCGTGGGGGGTCCCAGATGCCAGTGCATCCGCGGCGGGCGAGTGCCCTTCCGTGCGTCGCTGCCACCTAAAACGAGCACGCTCGAATTTCTTTGCTAGAGCTTGAATAGCTTCCACCTCACGTCTCAGCCGTTGATTCCGGACGGCGTACACTCCGGTCAGCTGCTTCACGCAAAGCTGACTATCAGTGTACACCGTGACGTGCGTGGCTCCTAGCTTCGCGGCCTCCCTGAGGGCCATGTTTATAGCCAGGTACTCGGCTACGTTGTTCGTGCCGAAACCCAACCTTCGTGATGCGAGGGAGAGGAGCTTCCCCTCCGCGTCTTGTACGACCACTCCTGCGCCCATCGGCCCCGGATTACGGGGCGCAGCAGACCCATCGGTGGTCAAAGTCACCTTCACAACAGCTGCGGCCTCACCTTTGTAAGGGACGTTTTCTTGTCCCATTTACAGGCGTCGTCGAAGGGCTCGACTCCACCATCGAGGCAGCTAACTACGCGGTCACAGCCAACACACGTCGGCTTCCTAGCCAGCAGCTCAGCTACGTCTCGTTTTTCTTTTAACAGATTCAGGGTAGATTCTGTCAGCGACCCTCGAGTGGCGACGGTATCGACCAACAACCGCTTGAATCCCTTGGCTCGGATGCCGTAGTTGCGGTCGAGGCTCTGCAGCCAGAAGTCCAGCCGCCAGTCCACCTCTGCGTAGACCATGGCGGGGGCCTTGAAGGTAACCCCGATGCCCATGGAGATCTGCGCCAGGAGCACTTTGGCGTCGGGGTGGGTGTTGAACGTCTTCTCCACGATGTGCGGGGCAGCCGTAGCGCGGCTGTCGTAGCGCAGCAGCGCTTCCCCGCCAGGGCTGAGAGCCCACTCCGTCGGCCCCTTCAGCTCCTCGAAGAGCTTGTCCAGGATGGCGTGGTGCTTGGCCCACACCACCACCTTGCGCCCCTCGGCCATGTGCTCCTTCACGAGCTCCACGGTGGCCTCGACGACCACGGGGTTGTCTTCCGCCCAGAAGACGCGTCGATCTGGGGCGACCTGCACCACGGAGCACTGCTGGGTGTAGGGGCGGATCTCCGCGTCGACGCAAGAACGCTGGTGCTCGCACCCGTCGCATATGGCCGGGTCCCGCATGTCCTCGTAGTAGAAGCCCGCGCTCAGCTGAGCCAGCTTGTTGAGCATCACGATGGGCTCCTCGAGCTCCACCTCGTTGCCGTCGTACACGATGACCCGGTCTTCGATGATCGAGTTGTACATCGACTTCTGCTTGGCGCTTGGGTCGATGCTGTGGTGCGTGAAGACGCGGTCCGGCATCGTGAGCACCTCTTCAGACTTCTTGCAGAGCGACAGCGACCCTGTGAGCTCCGCCAGCTTATCGAGGTTCTTGTAGCCGATGATGAAGTTGTCGTGGTTCGGAGCGGTGATCACGTGCCGCTTCCGGAACTCCCAGAAGTTCGGGAGGATGAACGGCCCGAGGAATCGATACTGCCCCCACACGTGGAGCGGGTCGCCTAGAGAGGGCGTTCCCGTCACCAACCACCTGCGCCCCGCGGGTTCGGACAGCTTGTGGGCTGCCTTGGTGATGCCGGTGCGGTGGCCACGCAAGCGGTGCGACTCGTCGGCTACGATGATTGTGTACCGGAAGTGGTCGAGCAGAGCTTGGGTCGTAGCCGACGCGGTCTCATAGGTGACCACCAGCGCAAAGGGGTCCTGCTCCCGGACGAGCTTCTCGAGCTTCTCAGCCCGCGCGAGGTAGGAGCCGGAGAGCGCTTCCCGCTGTGCCTTCTTCACAGCTCGCTGAACCACCGCGTGCCTCGTTCGCTTTGCTGCGTCGCTTGCGTTGCTGGAGAGAGGCCCGTTCTTCCTGCGCACGCGCGCCTCCGCCTTGTCGCGCGCCTCCTCCTTGAGCTCCTTGGCTTTCTCCGCGAGGCGCTTGGGTACATAGACGGTGGACTTGAAGGGAGCGCAGGTGAGCTCCCCTTGCGTGAAGCGCTCGAACTCGTCGACCCAGGTGTACAGGTTCACCCGCAGCGCAAGGATGAGTACCCGGGTGCGGGGGTCCTGCTGATGAAGGGCTCGAGCTGCCTCGACTACCACCTTGGTCTTGCCCAAGCCGCGGTCAAGAAAGAGGCCGTAGCGGGGGAACTGCAAGAGCTCCGCTACGGCCTCGTCCTGGTGAGCGTAGTTGGGGACGAGGGGACTGACGGGAATGGGGGTGTCGATGTTCTCGAGGTACTCGAGCGCCTTGTCGGACAGCGGGACACCCGGGACCAGCAGCTTCAGATCTTCTAGTACGCGCGTACAAAACGGCTTGGCGGCGGGGAACAGCCAGGTGGCGTACTGGTCCGCATAGCGAGCTCCGTACACTCGCTTGAACGCGGGGTGCTTGCTGGCTACGGAGAAGACGGGGAACCCGTTTCTCAGAACATGGAACTCAATCACCACCCGGATCTCCCACTGGGCGGAACACCAGGTGTGGGTCCTCCCCGTCTGAGTATGCGCGTGTGTTCCGCACCCCGCAGTCGGGGCAGGACACAGCCACTTCGCGGTGCACCCCCATACCGCCTTCCGTGATGTCCATGGTCAGTACTCGGAGCCCTTCGATCTCCAAGGTGCCCTGGTCGCAGCGGGGGCAGGTAGGTCCGATAGGAACGGATCCGTGGCTCTCCCCGCAGTCGGTGCGCGGAGGGCCCTCTTCCTGCCATGTCTCCACTAGGAGTGGGCAGGGGTTGTGCACCATCAGCAACAGGCAGGATTTACCCTGTAGTTGTTGCGGTGGGGTGCACGCTGTAAGATTGTCGCAGAGCGAGCAGAGTTCATCTCGCATGTACTTTCTTCTACCAGAATCCGAGGTGGCTGGATGTTCTTGGGCGCAGACGAGGTCGGCCACTCAGGGGATGTCTACTCCGACCCTTGGCGCATGTGGGCGCACGCGCACACTCCGAAGGACCTGAAGCAGCTCTTCCGCTGGGCGGAGTACCTCTACCACAACAGCGCGCAGGTCTACGCCGGGGTCAAGAAGTTCGCCGAGTACCCCGTCACAAGCATCAACTACTTCACCGACAGCGAGAGTCTTCGCGACAAGTACCGTCGTATGTTGGAGAAGCAGCTCGGCGCCAAGCGCTGCGCCATCCGCGCATCCATCGACCTGCAGGTCTACGGGAACAGCTTCACGTCGGTGCAGCTCCCTTTCAAGCGGATGCTGAAGTGCAAGAAGTGCAACCGGTCCACCAACATCCGCTACGTCGACTTCAAGTACCACCACTCCAAGGCGCGCTTCTCGGGGACGTGTGGGTCGTGTGAGAAGAAGACAAGTTTCCTGGTAGAAGACAAAAAGGTCGTAGACCCTTCGCGCATCAACATCATCCGGTGGGACCCCGGGCTCATCGAGATTGTCCACAACCAGATCACCAACGAGTACGAGTACTACTTGGAGATCAGTGGGGATCTGAAGGACCTGGTGAAGCGCGGGGATCGTCACACGGTGATGACGATGCCGCTGAGTGTGCTCAAGACCATCGCGGAGGGAACGGAGTTCAAGTTCACCCAGGGCGAGATCTTCCACATGCGAGCGGATGCCCCCGCTGGTGTGCAGAGTGGTTGGGGCTACCCGCAGCTGGTCGCTGCGATGCCCCTGTTTTACCACGCAGCGGTGCTCCGCAAGGCCAACGAGGCCATCGCGCTCGAGCGGATCGTCCCCAAGCGCATCGTCCACCCCGCGGCCACCTCCGGCAACGGAGACCCCATCACCACGCTGTCCGTTCAGAAGTGGATGGGCGACCTCAACTACAACATGAAGCAGTGGCGTCGCGACCCGAACCACATCATGACGTCTCCGGTAGCGGTAGGGCAGACAGCGCTGGGCGGTGACGGCCGTGCACTGCTGGTCGACGCCGAGATCCAGCGCGCGGAGGACAACATCATCGCGGCGATGGGGTTCCCCAAGGAGTTCGTCTACGGGGGGCTGAGCTTCACCGGCTCGAGCGTCACGCTCCGCATGTTGGAGAACCAGCTGGAGACTTCGGTCTTCCAGCTCAACCGCTTCCTGCAGTGGATCTGCAACAAGACGTCGTCCTACCTGGGCTGGAGCGAGATCGAGGTCGAGTTCGGCGACTTCAAGATGGTGGACGACGTTCAGCAGAAGCAGCTCATCTTCAACCTCTGGCAAGGCGGCGTCATCAGCAAGACGACCCTGGCCGAGACCTACGAGATCGACCTGGCCGAGGAGCGTAAGCGCCTCAAGGAAGAGCAGCTCGCGGATATGCGTCTGCAGGAGGACATCGGCATCCTCCAGCAGGAGATGCAGGCCAGCATCGCGGAGCAGGCCAAGGCACAGGCGCAGCAGGGCCAGCCAGGCGCGCCGCTCCAATACGACCAGCAGGCCATCGTAGGCCAGGCTGAGAACATTTCGATGCAGCTGATGCAGATGCCCGAGCCGCAGCGTAAGTCGCGGCTCTCTGCGCTCCAGGCCGAGGACTACGTCATGTACGCCGTGGTCATCCAGCGCATGGAGCAGATCAGGCTGGAGCAGAACAACGCGGCCAAGATGATGGTGATGCAGGGCGGCGGCGGGGGTATGGGGTGAGCGACACCATCGTCGGCATGAGCCAGTTGGCAGGAGCTCCTCTGGAGCGCAAGTCCCCGAAGATCCCGGACGGTCTGGAGCTGGACGGGTCTAACCCGATCTACGGGCTCGACGAGCTCCTCACTCCCGACGGGCCCTCGAAGACGTCGCTGACGCAGGGGCCGGAGAGCCAGGTCGAGGAGCGGTACGAGGCACACGCTCGCGTGTTCATCGTTGGCCCCGACGTAGACCACAACGCGGAGTACGTGGACCTGCTCAACAAGGGTGCCAACGGGGAAATCATTTTAGCCCGTAGAGAGATCAACGACATGCAGGGCTCCGCTTCCTTCAAGGTGTACATCGAGTGGATGGTGCCGGTGAAGAAGAAGAAGAAGCTAAAGGAGAGACGCGGCGCATAGAGCGCCGCGTCTTGACGACCCTCAGCCTAGTAGCTGGGGTCGTCGCGATCGTCCGGGTCGTCCCACGGTGACGGGTTCATGTCGAACCTTTCCCAGGGGGAAATCTTGGGGGGAGCTCCCCCCTGTTGTTGTTGTTGTTGTTGTTGTGCTTGTCTGTCTATTGGGAGGGTTCACGATCCCCAGCGCGAGAAGCGCCCTGGGAACCGTACCCTGTCCGTGATCCCGCCTTCCTAGCGGGTTGGCCCGGTAGCAGCACGCCCCGCCGACATCATGTCGTACGAGGCTACCGCTGCTACCGTCTGAGACGGAGGCCTTCGCCCCCGCCTTCGCCACTTCACGAACCTGTCGAACCACTTCAGCCGTTTCCCGCGGCCTGCGCCTCGTCGCCGTCTTCGCCGTCTTCGCCGGAGCGGATCGGGCTAGGGGCCACCTCACCCACCACGACCGCCGACTTGGCGTTCGCGCGGATGTCTCGGGCGTGGGCCACCAGGGCGTCCCAGCCCTTCGTGCCCTTGCGGGAGCCACGCCTCTGACGGGTGATCCAGTCCGCCAGCTCCTGGTCCGCGTCGAGCCACTCCTCCAGGAGATTCTCGAAGTTCACGGTCGTCCCGTCCACGAGCAGGTCGTTCGCCGCGCCCCGGAGGGAGTTGCGCGCGTCGGTGCGCATCTCCTCCCGGGCCCGCATGTCGGCCTTGGTGGCCTCGCGGTCCTCCGGGGACATCTCACGCCGGGCGGCGCGGCACTCCTGGAGTGCGGCCTCCCGGACCGCGAGCTCGGTGGCGGCGTTCTGCACGCCCTTGCCACCCTGGGGCGGAGGGGAGATCGCGGCGATCACGTCGGCCGCCCGGTGGAAGCGCTGGACGACCAGCTTCTTCGCGTACCTGACGTCCTGCTCCTCGGGGGACTCGACGCGCTTGCGGCGCTTCGGGGCCTTGGCCGAGGCCGCCTTCTCCGAGCTCGCGGAGGACGCCGCCTTCTCCGAGCTCGAACCCGCGGAGGCCGCGGGCGGCTCCTCGGAGATCGACAGCCCGCCCTTCTCGAGGGCCTTCAGGAGGCGCGCCTGGAAGGCGGCGAACTTCTCCGCCTCCTTCTTGGCAGACTTCCGGAGCTCGGCCACCTCCGCCTCGAGGCGGGCGGTGCTCGGCCCGGCCGGGGACACAACCTGCTGGAGCAGGCGGTACAACTCCTCGCGGTGCTGCTCGTCCCAGACGAACACGACCTCCTTGTCGTGACAGGCCATCGCGACCGCGTCCTCCAAGAACACCTTGGTGCTCTTGGACTTGGACTTCTTCAGGTCCGCGTACGGGTGGCGCCAGAACCACCCGTCGTAGCCGACCTCTCGGATCTTCCCCGTGACCACGACGGGCTTGATGTTCTCACCCTCGCGCGTGGTCGGCGCGAGGAACGTGACGGTCTCCCCCTTGAGGGAGCCGACCTGCCCGTGCCGGCCTGGGGCCCACCCGAGGAAGTCCTCGAGCAGGTCGTTGTTCGTTCCGTCCGAATCGTCGTCGAGGACGACGATTCGGGGCATGACGCCCCGACCCGTGAGGGTCAGGGCGAGCTTCTCGAGATCACGGCGGGTAGCCATAGTCTCTCTCCTCACATGTGGTGGTTTTCGCCAGCGCGGGGTATCACCCCCCGTTGCTGACTTACTTGGCTCGCCTTCGCCGAAGGCTGG